ACAAATATAAATAATTATTTATTTAGAGATAGTTTATCATGGAATTATATTTTAAATTTAATGATAAATAATAATGAAAATGATTTATCATTAATAACGCCAATAGATTACGATTTCAATACAGCATTTTTAAATTTTGGTAACATTTATACAGAAAAAATAAATGTGTATAAAAAATTTTATGATTATAATTATAATTATTATATTTATCCAAAAAATTATATAGGTATATATAAACAAAAAGAAATTTACTATAATAAAATATTACTTACACAAAATGGATTACTAAATATAAAAAGAGAAAATTATAAATTATACAAGTTAATATTTAATGATATTATATTAACAAAATATTCAAATATATATTTATCTTATAATAATACATTCCAAACTAATTATTTTAAACCAATATTTAATGAATTAATGGCTTTATATTTTTCGTATAAAAATGTGTCATATGAAAGTGGAGTAGATAATTTATATTTTACAATAAATAAATATTTTAATAAGCAATTAATTATTTCATCAAGTTTAATAGAGATAAGAGCATTAATTAATGAAGTATATTTCTATCAATTATTTGGTATTTTGCTTAAAGATTATAATCCGAATACAATTCAAAAAGAATATTTAAATTTTATAAATCAAATGTATTATAATGATAATATAAATTTTGTGTATACAAATAGTTATTATAATATTATTTATAAATTAAGAATACAATTAATAATCATAATAGAATATTTAAATAAAAGTAATAATTATAATATTAATATTGAACCAACTTTTATAAATTTTATAATAAATGAACTAAATAACTTTATATTATTAAATGAAAATATAAATAAATTTATCTATCAAAATAAGATAATTTATTTAATAGAAATCATAGAGTATAAAGAATTATTAGATTTATTATCAATTAGTATAAGTAGATTAAGTTATTATGAAGATTATAACTATGAGTATTATTTAAATTTAGTGTATAATAATAATTTTAAAAATAAATATTTTACAACATACAATGGAAAAAAAGTAATATTATCATTTTATCAAATATCTTTTGTACTACAACAATATTTTTCATTAATTTTTTCAAATGAATTATCAGAAATAAATAGTATTTATTTTAAAATAATGTTATTGATAAATCAATATTTAAATGATAATAACATTAATAATAACATTAATAATAACATTAATAATAACATTAATAATAACATTAATAATATTAATGATATTGGTTATTTAATAACTGATTTAATTTATAAATTAAATAATGATAATTATTATGGTAGTATTATTAAAAATTATGATAATATAATTAAAAATGATTTATTAGAATTAAAATTAACATTTTTAAATTATTATTTTATAAAATTAAATAATAATCTACAAACTGATATAAAAGTAGAACAGATTAATAATAATTTATTAATATTATATAATATTTTTATATTATTAGAAATGACGATAAATATTAGTAATAATTTATATTACAATTTATTATTAAGTGTAATAACCAAAGCAGAAACTGTAGTTTATGAAGATATTAAAATTGCAATATTAAATCTAACAGATGATATAATAATAAATATTGAATATTCAAATTATGTATCAAAATACAATCTATTAAATTATACAAAAGATATTTTAAATACGAGTATAATAGTAACTAAAAATTACGGTATAAATAATTTTAATAATATTGTTAGTGATTATGATTATAATAAAATATTTAATTTAATTTATAAAAATGATGGTATAGAAATTGAAAAAGTAACGTTTATTACTATGTTTGGTAATGTAATATTAAATATATTAGATAGTAATCAATATATAAATTATTATACAAATTTTGAACTTTCAAATAAGAATATTGTTTCTAATGCATTAAATATAATAATTAATGAAATAAAATTAGTATTAGAAGATTTTAAAAATATTTATGGTGGATATTTTAATAAATTAGATAACCCAATAACATTAATATTAAATAATTTTTCTGAATTTTTTTCAACTAGTTTAACAGAATATGAGAATAAATTTATAAATATTTTTACATTAATATATTCAAGTTTTGAAAATAAAATTGATACTATTAATTATCAGCTATTAGTTGTATTATTATATAATATTTTTATGTTAATTTATTTGTATAATTTTGGTAATAATATTATTGAAAATTTTGATATTGTTTTAAATACTTTATGTAATTTAATTTATAAAAACATAGTAATATTTTATAATAATCAAGTAGAAAGTTCAGAATATTTACAAATGCTAATTTTCTTTAAAGGATTAAATACATTAATAATAAATAATTATTCAAATAGTGAATTAATAATATTATGTGGTAATTACTTTAATACAATTGTTAATCTTAATTTTTATACAAATGAGACTATTATAAATAATAAAATAAATAGGTTTATTAATAAAACATATAATGGATTAGGAAATTTTAGTAATACAATATTTAATACTGATAATTTATATAAACCAAAATATAAGAATAATAAAATATTAATATTTAAATATTTATTACAGAATGTATTTGATGTAAATCAATCAATATTGATCTTATATCTTAAAAGTATAATACCAGATAATATTATAAATATTCAACAAAATTATATTACGAAATTAAGAAAAATGACCAATGGTTTTATAAGTAATAAGGGTATATTAAAATTAATAGAGAAAATTGAATTATATTTTGATGATGAAAGAATAGATGTTTTAACGCAAGAACATTTATTAATATATTATAATTTAATAGAAAATATTAATAAAATAAAAACATTAGATGAATTTTATGGATTAAATGATAATTATATAATATATGGTTTACGAGATTATATATTAAAATATGATAGAGATTTTTACATACCAATATATTTTTTTTATAAAGAGATTTCTAAAGCAATATCACTAATTTCTTCTATGTATACATCAAAAACAATTAATATAAGTATAAATGATGAAACAATAATAAAATCATTTTATGATGTAAATATAATTGAAAAAAGTTATGAAATATCATTATTATTAGATTATATATATGTAGAAAAAAATGAGCGAAAAATATTAACTGAAAATAAGATAGATAATTTAATAAATGTGCATAATTATCATAAATCTACTGTAAATTATGATATAGAAAATAATGATTCGATAGTATATTTAACATTTGAATTTAATGAATTAACAAATAGCACTTATCAATTATTTTGGGATGTAGAGTTAAATATAAATAATATAGTAATATTAAATTCAAGTAATAATTCAATAAATGTTAGTGATTTAATATTATCAACTGTTATATATTTTGATAATAATAGAAGAGATGGAATTAAAATTATAGATAATAATACAAGTTATAATAAAATAACAACAACTATAAATAAATATAAATATTGTACAAGAGGTAATAATAATAAGAAAACAAATGTTTATAGTTTTTCATTAGAGCCAAATAATATACAGCCGAGTGGTTCAGTAAATTTTTATAAACTTGATAAGATATCAATTGAAATAGCCATAGATAATCAAAAATTAAAAACACTATTAGAAAATATAAGTAATTTTATAATAATACAAAATATTTCTTGGTCAATAAACTTATATACATTTAGTTATAATATTTTGAGATTTCAATCAGGTTTATCAGGATTATTATTTAAAAATAGTGCTTAAAATTATAATTTATTTAATTAAATATTTTATTTAAATAGATATGTATAAGAAGAAATAATTAAGATAATGCCTGGAGGTGAAATACAATTAGTAGCTTATGGAGAAGAGAATATGTTTTTAAATGATAATCCTCAAATAACTTTTTTTAAAATAATTTATAGAAGATATACAAACTTTTCAATTGAAACAATAGAACAAAATTTTAATAATAATTTAGATTTTGGTCAAAAATATTCAATAGAAATAAGTAAAATAGGTGATTTAATTCATAAAATGTGGTTGGTAATTGAATTACCATCTATACCAATAATCTATGATATAAATAATATAGTTGATAAAAGATTAAGGTTTGCATGGGCGCGCAAAATAGCGTATGCATTAGTAAATTACGTAGATATTAATATAGGTGGTGTAACAATTGATACACAATGGGGTGAATGGATGAATGTTCTAAATGAATTAAATGTAACTAATTTTAATAATAATATTGATGAATTAATTGGCAATGTTCCAGAGGTTTATACATTAAAATCTACATCAAATAGTAATATTTCAGCTAGAATGTTATATATTCCTTTACATTTTTGGTTTTGTAAATACGCTGGTTCAGCATTACCGATTTTAGCAATTGAATATAATATAGTAAGAGTTACAGTAGAATTAAATAATTTTGATAATTGTGCAATTTTTTCTCCAACTAACTTTATTTATGTTAATTCATTTGTTGGACTTGGTATTAGAGATGAACCTCTATTACAAATATCAGAATTAGGATATTCTTGGGGTACATTTGACTCGATTGAACCTATAAGTATAGTTGGATCTGATATAAAATACAAATTATATTATAGAAAAATTTCAGATAATCCATTTATATCAATAACTGCAGATTACTATAATAATTATTCATTAGATAAATTATTAAATAAATTAATAAATGATTCACAAGATAATTATATTAAAAATTTTATATATGGATTAACTAGTAAATCAATATATTATCCAGAACCAATTATTAATTCAATTACTTCATTTAGATTTATTTCGATTGAAAAACCATATTATATAAATATACCAGAGTTATCTATAAAAAATATTTTTGTATTAATAGATTATATTTATTTAGACAGAGAAGAACGAACTAAATTTTATAATGATAAACATGAATATGTTATAGAACAAGTATATTTTTCAGGAAATAAAATTTTAAAAAATTTAAATAATAAAATTAATTTAGAAGTTAAAAATCCTTGTAAATGGATGGTATTTATGGGTCAATTTAGTTATTTTGCTAATCCAAATGTAAATGATTTTTTTAATTATCAAACATCATTTATAAGGGATATAAATAATAAAATCAATGGAAATCCTTTAATAAAACAGGCGAATATAAGTTTTAATTCTAATCCAAATACACAAATATTTGATATGAAATTTTATTCAAGACTAATGCCTTTTTTATTTTTTCCTAGAACTTTTATTACAAATGGGTTTGGAGTAATTAATTTTTCATTATATCCAATTACTACTCAACCATCTGGATCGATTAATTTTTCTTTATTTAATTCAATAAATATTAATCAAACTTTTAATATAATTGATAAAAATTATAACAATTATATTTTTAAATCATATGTGGTAACACATAATATTTTAAGGATTTATCACGGTGTATGTGGTTTAGTTTTTAGTACTAATTATTAAATTTTTATTTAGACTTTGATTGGTCTTTCAGATAAAACATTATTTTCATCATCATCATCAGCAATTTCTTTTAATACAGTTAATAAACCTTCTAATCCAGTTTTAGTATTTTCATATTTATTAAGAAGTGGTTGATATTTATTAACATAATTAATTATATGTTGCATAGAAACAACTTCTTCACTGTCTTCTTTATTAAAATAACTAGCTAATTGAGAATATGTATTAATCATACCTAGTTGATTATATAATTCAGTTTCAAGTTTACCAAATTCTAAAAGTTTTTGTTTTATACTTTTTTGTTCATGTTGTGATAAAGGTTTATTTATTCCATTTAATTTATCTAATAATTTAACAATTTCTGTTGTAACTTGATGAGTAAATTGTGGTAATGTAGGTTTTACATCAATAATTACTTCAGCTTGACCATCTGGTTTACCACCAAATAAAGTTGTTCCTCTATAAACATTACCATATCCCCAAGTTTGTGTAGATGGAAATAAATTATTCATTCCAAAAGGTAATTGTGATTTAAAGTTTAATCCTTTATAGAAATCTCCATAAATATTATTAATATTTTTAGTTAATTCATTCCAGTCAGTTGAATATTTATTTTTTTTAGATGGATTTTCACATGGAATTACACCTCTCTTTTCAAGAACATCAGGAACTCTATGTTTTATTACAGTTACTTTTTTAACTAAATGATCATTAATTAATGAGGGATTTTGATTTACATAATCAACTAATAGATTGAGATAAATAACAAGATCATCATTATTCATAACATTTTTAACAAGTTCAGATTTAAATTTTTGATCTAAATATTTAGTTTTCCATTTATTAACATTTTGTATTTTCCATATTTTGCTACCATTGCCAACTGAATTAATATCATAAACTAATTCTTCTCTAAAACCAAATGCTTTAAGAACTTTAAGTACTAATATCGGATGAGCTTTATTAATTTCTTTTGGTGCATTAATCCAATTAAATTTATGGTTATCTAAAAATTTTAATAATTCTTCAGCATCTCCTTTTAATACTTTTTCCATCCAATCACAGCAATCATCACCTGTATATTGAACATATGAACCAAAACATCTATTTGCAGTTGTAAATAATTGGTTATATTCATTAGAGTCTTCTTTATAAACTACAATAGAACCATCAGGAAGATTTTTTTGATAACTTCCATCATTTCTTTTTTCCCAACTATTATCAACAATATCAGGATTTTTTTTATATGGATCATTAAACATCGTTGCAGTATTCTCTTCAACTTTTGATAATTCATTTCTTATCATTTCATCGCAATCTAATTTACTAGATAAACTTCCGGTAGTATTAAAATCACGTCCTGATGCTCCATTCTGAAAAACTCGATTAAATTGTTCAACTAACCATCCTTTTTCGGGATGAAGATCATTATTTTCATCTTCAAATCTACCACCATCAGAGTATGGTATAAAACATTCAATTAATAGGGGATCCATACCTAACTTTTTGAGAGCGTCACTTTTAGGTCCACTAGTATCATACTCATCCATTTTTCTATTTTTAGATCTTTTAAGATTTAATCTATATCCATTTTTTGGATTTATTGATAATAAACGATTGGATGAAATTGTTGCTAAAGGTTTCCAATTAAATTTTGTATCATCATTATTTTCTAATTCCATAACCATTATAAAAGCATTAAAAAGTTCTATATCGCCATTATCTATAGCACCACTTTTTAATACGTTAAGAACTTTTTTAACATCATCACTAGCACCACCAGTTAAATAATTTTTATAATATCTTTTTTCTAAAGAATTAATTAATTGTTCTTGAATATTATTATGTAATAAAACATTTAAATCTTCAATTGTACCAATAACTTCTTTATTTATTTTTATAAATCCTCCAAATTGATTGTATACTTTTTTTATTTCAGAAGTTAATCCTTTAAGATAATTATCTGAATAAGAACCAACTAATTTGTTTGTTTTAAATGGAACACCTCCAACTTGTGACATTTGTTCTAAATTAATATTTTTTGATACACCTCCACTTAACTCTGAAGCTGCAACAGCATATGAATTAACTTTTCCCATTACATCTTTTTGTAATGTTCCTGCTGTAGCTGATCTATCAAGTTTATGTAAATTATCAGCTACTTTAAGAACTCTTTTAGTAAATTCTTGTGGTATATCAGAATGTTTTAAATTATGTGGATTACTTCTATAATATTTTTGTTCATAAAATTTTTTTAAAAAGTCTTTTTTATCACTGGAACATTTACCATCACATAAACCATCTGGAGGAGGACATTTGTCAATAGCTGCTAACAGATATTCACGAATAGGATCAAATATCTCTAATTTAGATTTTACCATTAAATGTATATATTAATTTATAGAAAATAATTTTATAAAAATTTAATTAATATAAAATTATTAATTAATTTTAATTAAATTCTTTATATGATTTTTTTTTATTTATGTTATAATATATATAAAAATGCAAGTTAATTTCATTACAATTTTATTACTTATACTATTATTAATTATTATCTATAATTTTTTTATTTCTAATAATACAGAAAATTTTACAAAAAGTGAAGAGTTAATTTTAAATAAAAATTTAATTAATCAAAAAAAATTAACTTTATATATTTTTTTATCTAGAACATGTCCATATAGTTTAGAATATGAAAATGTACATCATAAAAAATTAATTGACGATTTAGGATCTGAATATATTATAAAAAAAATATATTCAGACAATGACGATGCTGAATTATTTAATAAATTTAATATAAAATATGTTCCAAAAGGGGTTTTAAAACAAGATGAAAATGTAGTTGAAGTAAAAGGACAATTAAGAAGTGAAGTAGTTAAAAATGCAAAAAAAATATTAGATAATATGATTACTAATGAGGAATGTACAAAATCTATTGATAAAAAGAAATTATTAATATTTTTATCTAAAACATGTCCTCATTGTGTAAATTATATAGAAAAAACACATAATGAATTATATAATCAATTACAGAATGATTTTACATTTCAATTAATTTTTTCAGATGAAGATAATGATGGATTATTTAATAAATATAATGTAAATTATGTTCCAAAAGGGGTCGTTATTTCAAATGAAAAAGAATATGAAATTAAAGGTAATCTAAATAGTGATAATATTAAAAATGCTGATAAAATAAAAAATATTGAACATATGAGTTTTGAAACTGATGACGAAATAAATAATAAAATAAATTATACAGTAAATAATGAAATGAATAATGTAAATAATGAAATGAATAATGTAAAAAATGAAATGAATAATGTAAAAAATGAAATGAATAATACAATAAATAATGTAAATAATGTTAAAAATGAAATGAATAATGTAAAAAATGAAATGAATAATGTAAAAAATGAAATGAACAATACAATAAATAATGTAAATGTAAATAATGTAAATAATGAAATGAATAATGTAAAAAATGAAATGAACAATACAATAAATAATGTAAATGTAAATAATGTAAATAATGAAATGAATAATGTAAATAATGTAAATAATGAAATGAATAATGAAATAAATAATGCAAATAATGAAATGAATAATGTAAATGATGAAATAAATAATGTAAATGATGAAATGAATAATGTAAATGATGAAATGAATAATGTAAATGATGAAATGAATAATGTAAATGATGAAAAGAAATTATTGGTATTTTTATCTAAAACATGTCCTCACTGTAAAACATATGATAATGTTACACATAATCAATTATTAAAAGATTTAGATAATAAAATTAAAATAGAAAAAGTTTATTCTGATAATGATACAAAAGGCTTATTTGCTAAATATAATATAAAATATGTGCCAAAAGGCGTAGTAATATCAAATAGAAAAAGCTGTGAAGTTAATGGTCCATTAAAATATGATAATATAATGAATGCAGATAAAATAAATAATAATAATTCTAATGAAAAGAAATTATTGGTATTTTTATCTAAAACATGTCATCACTGTAAAACATATGATAATGTTATACATAATCAATTATTAAAAGATTTAGATAATAAAATTAAAATAGAAAAAGTTTATTCTGATAATGATACACAAGGCTTATTTAATAAATATAATATAAAATATGTACCAAAAGGTGTCGTTGTATCCAATAGAAAAAGCTGTGAAGTCAATGGTCCATTAAAATATGATAATATAATGAATGCAGATAAAATAAATAATAATGATTCTAACGAAAAGAAATTATTAGTATTTTTATCTAAAACATGTCCTCACTGTAAAACATATGATAATGTTACACATAATCAATTATTAAAAGATTTAGATAATAAAATTAAAATAGAAAAAGTTTATTCTGATAATGATACACAAGGCTTATTTGATAAATATAATATAAAATATGTACCAAAAGGCGTAGTTGTATCAAATGGAAAAAGCAGTGAAGTCAATGGTCCATTAAAATATGATAATATAATGAATGCAGAAAAAATAAATAATATAATTAATGCAGATAAAATAAATAATAATGAATCTAATGAAAATAAATTATTGGTATTTTTATCTAAAACATGTCCTCACTGTGTTACATATGATAATGTTACGCATAATAAATTATTAAAAGATTTAGATAATAAAATTAAGATTGAAAAAGTTTATTCTGATAAAGATACACAAGGATTATTTAATAAATATAATATTAATTTTGTACCAGCAGGAATTTTATTATCTAGAGAAAGACATATTCCAATTGAAGGTATAATAAATACAGAAAATATAAAAGAACAAATAAAAAAATTAAAAAATTAAAAATTATATATAAAAAATAAATTATAGAATGTAATAATAAGATGAATGAAAATTTTATAGATTATTACAAAATACTAGATATTGATATCGAAGCTACTTCAAGTGAAATAAGAAATAATTATTTAAAATTAGCTAAGAAAAATCATCCAGATCAAGGTGGAAATTCTGAAATGTTTCAATTAATATGTAAAGGATATGAATGTTTATATAATAAAGAAACACGAAAAGAATATGATTTGATATATTTAAAAAGATCATTTGATGAATTAAAAGAAGATGAATTAGTAAAATTTAAAGGTGAATTTAATGAATTTGTTACAACCAATGTAAAATCAATAAATGAAGAAAAAATAAATGAATTATTTAGTGAACTTTTTAAAGATAGTGAAGAAACAATAGATAAAAAATTAAATGATATAGATTTAGAAAAACGAATTACAGATATATGTTTAGAAAGAGAAACTCAAGATATAGAAACTAAAGATGATGCTATAAAAAATTTATTAGATAATGAACATGAATTAAATATTAATGATATATATGAATTTACTAAACAAAAATATGGTTATGAAAATACCAATATCATAAGTAATGAAATAGGGACTGCTGATTTATTACATTTTGATAAATATGGAAGTTATGAATTATTAAATAATGATGATAATTATGTAAGTAATATTTATACTGATATAAATGATTTAAATAATAATAATATTAAAGAAATTACAAATAAAATAAATTATACTGATATAAAAGAGTGGAAAAGCACTAAAAAACAAGATAGAAAATTAACTTCTAATGAAATAGAAGATTATATTCAAATAAGACGAAAGGAAGAAAATATTTTATTAAGCGATGTAGAAAGAAATTTTAGAGATAATAAAAAGAAAAAGGAAATAAATTTATTTGTAAAGAATGAATTTAATGAAGAGTTAGAAGAAATAGAAAAAATAGATAATATTAAAAAGAGAATTTAAGTTTATAAAAATAATATAAATAAAATTTTTATTAATTAAATAATTATAAACTAAAATTTTCATCAATTATATTATATCCATAATTATATAATTTTGTTTTTTCATCATTATTAATATCAAATAATGATGCATCTGAACTAATTTTAATGTTTATTGTTTGTTTTTTATAATTATCATACTTATTAATATTAATATTTCGTAAAAGACATTTAACAAGTTGTGTAATATATGTAGGAATATCTTCAAAATTATCAATAATTCTAATATTATCTTCTAATAAAATACCAATAACATCATCTAATTTATCTTTAAAATAATCTATAGGATAATTATTTAAACAACCACCATCAACCCATGCTTTATCGTTATAAATTACTGGTTTAAAAACAATTGGTATTGAAGAAGAGATTCTTACAGCAGTTAAAACTTCCATATTAGGAGTATCAATATCATTAAAATAATGTAAAGAGGATGTATTAATACAAACACCAGTTATAATTAATTTTTTTTTTAATTTATCAAATAATTTTTTAAAAGTTATTTTTGCACTTATTTTTTTTTTTTTCATTAACATTCCTAAAATATAAATTAAAGAATCTAAATTAGCAAAACCAAAATGAGCATCACTAAGTAATGTATCAATATTATAATTAGTAAGCATACTTGCATCAATATCCATTAAAATATTATAAATATCATCACTTGTATAACCTATACATAATAATAAAGCTATAGATGCACCAACAGATGTTCCACAATAAACGTCTGGTTGATCAATAATGCCTAATTCTTTTAATTTTGTTACAGCTCCTAATGCACAATAACCTTTAATCCCCCCTCCACTAATAACTAAGATATTTTTTAATTTACCTTTATAATTTGGTATTTCTTCCATATTTATAATCTAATAATATATTATTAAATGAATAATATAAATATAAAAAATATTTTTATAAATAATGATCAAATAATAAAAAATAATCATTATATAAAAGATAAAAATGACAAAGATGATAATTTATTTATAGAAGAATTTAATACATATAGTCTAAGTAGTAAAAATAAACTAGTTGATATAGTTGATGATAATTTTATTTTAAGTAAAATAAAAAATGTACAAAAAAATGAAAATGATAAATTAAATGAGATTTATGAAACTAAATTTAAAGAATGTTTATTAAAGATTAATGATGCAATAGATATGAATGTTACAGATATATTTTATACTGTAAGTAGTGGTCAATTTGGTTGTAAAACTTACAAGTCAATAGAATGTTTAAAATATATAGAAAATAAATTACGAAAAAAAAAATTTGATACCTTTATTTATTCACAAAATAATATATTTATTTCTTGGAAAAAATTATAAATATTAATTTTATATAAAATTAATTTTCATGCTTTAATTCTAAGAATAATATCGATAATTAGTAAAATAATTAAAATGGATATACCAATTGAAATATAATTTATTTCTATAGATAATGGTTTTTTATCATTATCTTTTTTCATTCCATAATTTAAAATATTATATATTTTATTTAAATTATCATTAATTTCTTTTTTCTCTTGATTAGTTTCAAAATATTTAGATAATTTAGTTTCAAATAACATATTTTGTATTTTATTATTTTTATCTTCTTCAGCATATTTTTTTAATAAAAATTCTAATTCATTTGAATTAATATTCGATAATTTATTATTATTATAACTTAAATTATTTTCTAATGTTAATTCATTTTTATTATTATAATTAACTATTTTATTATTTTTATCTTCTTCGACATATTTTTTTAATAAAAATTCTAATTCATTTGAATTAATATTCGATAATTTATTATTATCATTAATAATATTTTTATTAATATTATTTTTATTATTTATTTTTTTAATATTTTTATATATTTCTTCTTTACATAAATTACAATTTTGTAAATGTTTCATTGCTTGTTGAAAATTAGGATTATTATTTGGTGGAGGATTTAAATAAAAATTAATACATTCTCTATGTGTTAATTTAATATTTTGTAGATTTGATAAATATGTTCCATTTAAATTATTAGAAACTGTTTGTTCTTCTTCAGAATTAGTATAATCAGTCCGCATACTATTTTTTTTTTCCTGATTTATAAAAGGTATATCTTCTGAATTAGTATAATCAGTCCGCATACTATTTTTTTTTTCCTGATTTATAAAAGGTATATCTTCAGAAGTTACTCCATCGAACGTTTCTATTAGTTTATAGTTCATATTTTTAAAAGCATCATTTAATTCACAATAGGACATCCGAAAATATGGATATATATTTTTAATAGATAAATTAAATAATTAAAAATTAATTATTTATATAAAAAAATAAATATATTTATAATTGAGTTTATATATAAAATATAGTTTCTCTATATATAATATTATATGTCAGATACATCCTCAACCCAATCAAGAAGATCAAGTAGTGAAAATAATAATGCAAATAAAAAAAAAGTATCATACTCTACAGATTATTTACCACAATTATTACAAGATTCACAAAAAATGGTTCCATTTGATCAACGAATTGGATATCAGCGTAATGAAAGTGAAAAAATGAGTGAAAAAATGAGTGAAAAAACAAGTGAAAAAGAAAATTACAGAGATAAAACAGATAATTATTCCAATAATTCAGATAAATTAAGTGATTATATGACGAATGAAGGTGAAAATATTAATGATTTAGTAGCAAATAAATATTCTAATACACAATTATATGGAAATAATAAAAATACATTTTTTAGTCAAAATACTAATAATCAAAATACTAATAATCAAAATACTAATAATCAAAATACTAATAATCAAAATACTAATCAAAATTATCAATTTTCATCAAATCCAATAATAAAAGATGAAGAAAAAGAAAAAGAAAAAGAAAGTGTATTTAATGATGATTATGATGATTATAATGAATTAACAGCAGATAAACAAATGTTAAAAAGATTAGACATGTTAAGAAAGTTAGGTGAATTAGCTCAATATGGTGTAAAATTATCCCAAAATTACAATATGAATTCTGATTATTTTGCAATGAAATATGAATGTGAATTACATAAGAATATAAGAGCAAAACAAAATTCAGTAAATTGGATGTCAAGTTTAATGTTAAATTGCATATATGGAATAGAAATATTAAATGAAAAATATAATCCATTTGATTTAAAATTGAAAAATTGGTCTGAACAAATAAATGCAGATATTAATAATTATTATGATGTATTTGGTGAAATATATGAAAAATATAATAAACCAGGAAAGAATATGTCACCTGAATTAAAATTAGTATTAATGGTTTCCGGTAGTGCTTTGAAATTTCATTTAAATAATACATTATTATCACAACCAAGTAGATTACCTACACAAGCACCTCCATCTAGTATTAATGATCAACCTGATCCTAGATTATTAGAACAGATGCGTGAAAAAGCTGTTTATGATAAATTAAGAGAAGAGACACAAAAAAACAATGAATTATTAAAAGAAAAAGCTGGAAAAGAACATGAATTAGCATTAAAACAAATGAATGATATGATGTTTTTACAAAATAAAAAAACTGAAATTCAACAACAAGAAATAGAAAAACAAAAAAAAATGGAAGAATTTGCAAAAATGAAATCATTTTTAGAACAAAAAGAAATAAATAATAATACTAATAATGGTATGAATAATGGTATGAATAATGGTATGAATAATGGTATGAATAATGGTATGAATAATGGTATGAATAATGGTATAAATAAACTTGAAGAAATAAGAAGAAATAATATTAATAAACAACTTCAGTCTATAAAAGATAAAGTTAAAAACATGGATCTTAATGAAAATGATGATGAACCTTTATATGTAAAAGCAACAAATATTAAAAGACGTGATTTAACTAAAGATGTTACAAATACATCAACTAGTTCCAATACAGAAAAAACAAGTAATTCTTCATCTAAAGAAGATTCTAATCTATCAAATAATTTAAAAAAAAAGAATGATAAAAGTATAAGTACATCAAATAGTAGAAGAAAATATAATAAAAAAGGAATTACTATTCAAACTATTTAATATAATTTTACTATAAATTAAGATAATAAAAATAATTATAATTTTATTATCAAAAAATTTTGAAATTGCTATATAAAGACATAAGTATATATATATATATTATTAATGAGTGCTGAAACTATACTTAATACACAAGATATTTTAGATTCAATAGATATTAATAAGATAAATTTCAATGAGAAAAAAAAGAGAGGTAGACCTAAAAAAAATCAGAATATCATTAAAACAAATTTATCAAAAGTAAAAATAGATAATATAATACATACAAATGAACAAGAAGAAATAATTTTACATTTACCCTTAACAAAAAATGATATAATGAATTTAAAAGATAATAATGTAGATATTTCAGAAATAACAGAAAATAATGATGAAAACAATACAATTTATCCAGACAATAATGAAATTAATTTTAAACAATTAAATACAATAATAAAAAAATTAAAAGAAGAGAATGATGAATTAAAAAAATTTTTAACAGAAATAACACCAATGTATTTTACAGAAGTTAAAATGTATCCAGTTGATTTAAAATTATTTGATAAAAATGATGAACAAATTATACCAAAAAAAACAAATATTTGTTGTTGGTGGTGTACATATAATTTTGATTGTTTGCCAACATTTATAGCAGATAAATATCATGAAGGAAAATTTTATGTATATGGATGTTTTTGTTCATTCAATTGTGCTGGAGCTTATAATTTAAATTTGAATGATTCAAGAGTATTAGAAAGATATTCATTATTAAAACAATTATATTATTATATAAATAAAAATAAAATAATTACAATAAAAGATGTTGAAATTAATATTTCAGGTCCAAGAGAATTATTAGATAAATTTGGTGGAACAATGAAAATCGATGATTATAGAAAAAATTCAAAAATTATGGGTAGAGAATATCATAAATTAATGCCTCCATTTATACCAATTAATTTTTGTTTTGAAGAAACAACAAATAGTATGAAAAATAATAAAATGATTAATATAAATAATATATTAACTAATAGTTCAATTAGAAATGATGTTTTAATAAAACGAAATAAACCACTAAATAATATTGCATCAAAAGAAATAGATAATTATATAGAATAACTAGTATAATTTAATTATAAACCATATAAAACATATAAAACATATATAAGCGTATCTGCTAAATCATCTTTTTTTTTAGAAATTTCAAATAAAGATATAGCACTAGCATTATAAACAGAATTATTTAATTTATATATTATTTCAGTAATAATATCTATACAAAATTGTTTTCTATTTTGATAACTATTAGTTGTAATAATAGTAGTATTTAATGGGTAAAATTTTTTTAGTTTATTAATAAACATTGGTCTTGTTTTAATAGTAGCAGAAACAAAATTAACTGAATTAATTATATTAGGAAAATTAATTTTTTTAATATTAAAGAATGTGTATAAAACAATAGAAATAGTTTTCATAATAGGATTTTTTAACACTGGTTGATTTTCAATATATATATCTAATTTATTAATAATTTTAAATTGTTGATTATAACAATCATAATCATAAATATTTTCAAGTAATTCTTTATAAAAAATATCTAATTGAATAAGTAATCTTTCAACTTGTTGATTAAAATTATCTTTTAATTTTGCATTATTTGAAATTTTTTTTAATGATTTAAATAATAATGGATTAGTAATATTAATTTTTTTTCCATGATTTTTACAATAAGAAATATAATTTTTTTCTATATAATTTTCTCCAATATTTTGAGTATAAAAATATGAATAATTATTACAACTAATTGATATATTATTTTTTTTTGAAATATCTATAGTAAAATCACATTTTAAACCTTTAAATGAAATATCTAATATTCCCCAGTATAAAATATCAAAATTATTTTTTTCATTTTGTTTATATCGAGTAATACAATAAGCTAAATTTTTAATACCAATATCAAATGTTAATAAATATTTATAATTTGTCATTAAGAATTAATATTTAAATTGTTTTTAGATAGTTTTTGAATTATTAAATTTAATTTTTTTGAAATTAAATTATAATCATTTAGAATGTCATTAATAGAAATATTTACATTTGGAGAAAAAGTATAATTTTCGCAAGTCTTAAAAATTGAACTAGATACTGTTTTTTTATGCATATATTATAAATAAATATTATTATTAATTTTATTATATATTAATTATATGTTTGAAATACAAAAAATTGATTATTATATTAATTATAATTAATAATAATTAATTATAATATTGTGACGAGTTTAATAGAAGGAATTTATGCAGCAAAGTTAGATTTGCTCAGTATACCTCCAGATTTAATTATATCAACTACAACTGTAACAATGAAAGTTAATGTATTTTTTAATGTTGAAAATATAGGATTATATTTTAATGATTTTGATAATATATTAATTGGTAAAAGATATGGAAATAGAGTTGTTAATAATTTAATTAATATTAAAAAAATGAAATCTGGAAAAAAGAAAAAACGTAAAGAAAAGAAGAATTTTTACAATCAAGTATCATTAATATTTAGAACATGCACTTTGATGGGTATAGATCCTACAACTATTACACCAAAAGAAGGTTTAAAAACTGTAAATGTTAAATTATTTATAAATGGATCAATTCAAATGACAGGATGTAAACATTTAGATAATATTAGAAATAGTTTAGAAATATTATTTAATAAATTAAAAATTACAAAAGTTATTTTGGATAGGAATATGGAATATATTGAAAAACCATTTGTATTAGATTCAACATTATTAGATATTAAAAATGTAAATAAATTCTTTATTCAAATGATTAATACAAATTTTAATATTCAATTTCATATTAATAGAAGTAAATTATTCCAATTATTACTTGATAATAATATTGATGCATCATTTGATCCAATAATTCACGCATGTGTAAATATTAAATATTATTTAAATAATACTAAACCAAAAACAATTTCAATATTTGTTTTTGAAAGTGGATCTATTACAATTGCTGGTTCTAATTCATGTTGTGAAATTTTAGAAGCTTATAATTTTATTAATAAATTTATATTAACAAATTATAGT